GTCAAATATAAGATGCCAAAACGGGTATCAATACACAATAGTTCTTTACGTGCAAGATTTCATATTGAAACCAATGATAAACTGTATTTTGTCAACATCGTCAATGAGTTTGATAAAGTACCAGAAAAAGAATTATCGAATAAATTTACGATGGCAGACGATGATTATTTGATGAGTATGCCATCTGTTAGTTTAGAACCTAAAGATTTAAATACTCCAAATGAGTTGATGCGGTTTCGTTGTAGTATGGTATTGCAAGATCGTGAGGGAAATACTTTAAATACATTGATTCCAGATCATAAAACTTCTTCTGTGTATTTTACTGATTATAAGACTCTCAATGAGTTAATATTGGATGTCAAGACTAAGATTGATGAAGATAAGTTTAACGACCTTGGAAAATTGGATGAAAATGAAGATGAATTTGATACGTCTTCATTGAATAGTGTTAAAGACATTACAGATATTGTTAAGGACGACATGGTTAAGGTTGCTCAAAAACAATATGACGATTGGAAACAAGATCAGAACGGTCAAGATACTGAATTGGGTAGTGGTGGTATATGTCACTTGATAGCTGACGATTTAATCGGTGTTTTGTATAGACATAAGATTGAGAATGTTCAAAGTGTGTGCAGCAATTATGAACAACATGTTTATATTGTTGGTCAGTTTAAGGAAGGTGTGTATGAAATCGATATACCTTATAATGTTTATGAAACGGGTGGTGGATATTCATGGAAGAAAATACCAGATGTTGAATTTAATAGAAACGACATAGTTATTAGCAGATTAAGCAGTGATCCGGGGGAGTATAACAATTATGTCGATACCATATAAAGAGACGGTTTTGGGTAACAATCAATACCTTCGTACATTTTCAGAAGACGTTGATGATCATGAATTAGAGTGGCATAAAGACCGAGAAGACCGTATAGTTGAGGTTATAGAGAACCACGGATGGGAGTTTCAGATGGATAATGAACTCCCAGTGTATCTTGAAAATACGTTATTTATACCCAAAGAAACATATCATAGAGTGATTAAAGGCAATGGCCAATTAATAGTGAAGATAACTAAACTCATATGATATTTATATCTTAATGAGTGCAATTGTTGACAAATATCTGTACTTGATGGTTAAGACACACGATATCACAGGACTGAAGTATCTTTGTAAAAAAGTTACAACGTGTGATTCTAAGGCTATTTCGTATCTTGGATCTGGTACAAGATGGAATAATCATCTAAAAGTGCACGGCAAACAAATAACTACTCAAATTATTCTTAAATATGAATTACGTAAATTAAATGAGTTTAGTAATTTGTGCATCGAATACAGCAACAAGTACGATATTGTAAATAGTGATGGGTGGGCAAATTTAATTATTGAAACGGGAAAGCCTGGAACTAAAATCGGAGAATACTGTGGAAGTAAGGGTACTTTTTTTGGAAAAAAACACACTGAAGAAACCAAGAAAAAAATAAGCGATGCAAATGCAGGTGATAACAATGTAATGAGACGAAATAAAACTGCATTAGAAAATATGGTTAAAACAAAAAATACTCCAGAATATAAAGAAAAACAAAGATTGATTTCAATCGAAATTAATAGCAGACCGGATGTAAAGGAAAAAAATAGAAAATCAAAAATGGGAATTAATAATCCGTCTGCAGATAAAAATACATATACATTGAAACATAAGATTTCTGGTGATGTTATTGTAGGTACTCGTTACGATTTAGTCGAACAAATGAAAAGTTTAAATACATACAATCCAATTATTTCGATTTTAACAACAGGAGATATTGGTTATTTTTTAAAAAAGAATACAAATACAAAAAGTGTGAAAGGATGGCTTAAAATATGAGTGCCGGACTTGATTCCGATAGAGTAAGATGGCCTGGTAGTGGTAGTGCTGTACCGGGACGAACACCATTTGGATTTTACGACACGGACGCTCGTTTTGTGGCCGATTGCAGTAGCAGTGCGGTCTGGGCAGCGATCCGTTTGGGTTATCCCATCGAAGACATCGAAATGATCGATTTGAACTTTTATGCAGCATTTGAAGAAGCTGTAACAGAATATGGTTCACAAATCAATCAATTCAACATTCGTAACAATTTGTTGTCACTGCTTGGACAATCTACATCAACCGTAGTTAATGGACGTTCTATGACGGGCGATCCGTTGCCATATGTGATTAAGTTGTCAAAGGGATACGGCAGTGAAGTGGGCGTGGGTGGTAATGTTGATTGGAAGAAAGGTAGCATCGATGTTGTTACCGGTCAACAAACATATGACTTACAATCATTGTATGAACAAGCATCTGGATCTGGAAATCGTATCGAAGTGAAACGTATTTTCCACCATGGTCCTCCTGCATTTGCTCGTATTTATGATCCATTTAGTATGACTGGTATGTCATACAGCAACGTGTTGAATGAAATGGGGTTTGCTGGATATAGTCCTGCTGTTCAATTTTTGATGACACCGATTTTTGAAGATTTGCTTCGTGGTCAAGCAATTGAGTTCAACGATATGGTTCGTAAGAGTAGTTACAGTTTTGAAATTGTGAACAACAAATTGAAGTTGTTTCCAATTCCAACCAACAACTACAAAGTGTATTTTGAGTATGCGTTGGAAAGTGATAGAGATGCAAATCTATATTACACAGGTTCCTCAAATACACCATCTGGCAGTATACCTGATCAAATTTCTGACTTTAGTAATGTTCCATATGAGGATGTTATCTATAACAAGATCAATGCTCCGGGTAGACAATGGATACGTAAGTATTACTTGGCATTGTGTAAAGAAATGTTGGGTGCTATTCGTCAAAAGTATAGTACCATTCCGATTCCGGGTGGTGAAGTTACTTTGGATGGTGCTGAACTACGTAGTGAAGCAAATACTGAAAAAGAAGCACTCATGACACAACTACGTGACATGTTGGAAGCGTCATTGCCTTCAAAGTTGATTGAAGAACAAGCAATGAAAGCTGATAAGAGCACTGAGATATTGCGAAAAGTTCCACTTATGATTTATATAGGATAAATTATGGCATCACTACGAGGAAGATATTTTAGTGCTCGTGATATTAATTTTATCAATTCTATTAATGCGGAATTGATGGGTGATATTATTGAGACGATTGTTACGGTGTTTAAGATTGCTGCATCTGAAACCAAGGTCAATATGTATGGTGAAGCAGCACCTTGTGAGGGTAAAACATTTTATCCCGGCATTGATATTTCAGCTTTGATTGAACGAGCGGATATTACTGGTGAGGATGATGGATTTGGACCAGATCGTGATCAAGATGTGGTATTTAAGTTGAGAGAAAAGATGTGTCAACAAGTGAATTTCTTTCCTCAAATTGGAGATATTATATTGTTCAATGATCGTTATCATGAAATTGATAATGTGGTTCAGGAACAATTTTTGGGTGGACAAGATACAAAGAGTCATAGCTTTATTTGCAATACTCATTATAGCAGATTGAGCAAACTAAACATTTTTGAGAGACAGGTATAATATATGGCATGGAAAGGAAATCCAAATAATCCAGCACCTAACTTCAAAAATGAAGATAGTAAGGTGTCGGATGTTAAACGCACTATTAATCGTGCTACTCAAATTCGTAGAGATCAAGATAAAGATAAAAACTTTACAATATCCTTGATGGATATTGATACTGCTATTTTTGAATATCTGGATCAAGTGATTAATTTAACGGTGGAAGATAATGGGGAAAACGTAAAAGTTCCTATTATGTATGGAAGTCCTGAACGTTGGAAAGCTATACAAAATGATGGTGTATTGCGTGATAATCAAGGCAAACTTCAGTTGCCTGCTATCATGTATAAAAGAAACACCGTCGCAAAAAATGAAAATCTTGCAACGTTTAATCGTCATTTGAATCTTCAAGTGTTGAAGAAATTTGATGAAAAAAACAAATATGACAAATTTTCATTGTTAACAAAATCGAGTGCACCAGTTGCTCAAGTGTTGAATGTAACAATGCCTGACCACGTAACATTAACTTACGAGTTTATGTTATGGACAGAATATGTTGAACAAATGAATTTATTGATTGAAAGAATCAATTGGGCAGCTGAAGAATATTGGGGTGATCCAAAACGATTTAAGTTTAGAGTTTATATTAATGATTATAGCAATACCACCGAAGTTAATTCGGGTAAAGATCGTATGGTTCGTACTACATTCAATATGACTGTTCAAGCATATTTGCTTGCAGAATCATTTGAAAATAAAACCCCAACCACTACAAAAACACTTACTAACAGAAAAGTAATTGTAACAAATGAAATTGTTAGTGCTACTCAAATGGCTGAAGTTAATACGGATGTACGTAAGGAATCGTATAAAAAACCGGTGCCATATCATTATGTGAACCCAATGGTTCCTGATGGCGAAGAGTTTAGACAACCTGCAATGACTGCAACTGATGGTAATATGTCCAATGTTTCTAAAGTGCCATCGTCTCAAATTGAAAGTATCACAAATGCTTATAACAATTTATCAAATCTAAAATCTAATAATAATTCAATATGGCATAAAGCTCCGGAAAATCAAGATTCTTATGGAGAAGAAGGATGGATGGCGTATGATGACAATTATCATTATATTTACATAAATGGTAAATGGTTGAGACAACCACTTAACAACTTTAACAGTTTTTAATTATGGCTGATTTAGATCCAAAATCTATAGTTTTTACACAAAGAAACGACTTGGGAACCGGATTTTCACAGGTTAATATATCCGGTTCAAATTTATACATTAAAACAGATGAAACCGGCAATTTGATAGGACTACCAATTACTGGAAGTTTGGCGGGTACATCAGGCACAAGTGGTGTTACAGGAGAATCAGGTACATCAGGTACATCAGGTACATCAGGCACAAGTGGTGTTACAGGAGAATCAGGTACATCTGGTACATCAGGCACAAGTGGTGTTACAGGAGAATCAGGCACATCTGGTACATCTGGTACATCTGGTACATCAGGTACATCAGGCACAAGTGGTGTTACAGGAGAATCCGGTACATCAGGCACAAGTGGTGTTACAGGTGCGACTGGAACAAGTGGAACAAGCGGTGTTACAGGTGCGACTGGAACAAGTGGAACAAGCGGTGTTACAGGAGAATCAGGTACATCAGGCACAAGTGGTGTTACAGGTGCAACTGGAACAAGTGGAACAAGCGGTGTTACAGGTGCGACTGGAACAAGTGGAACAAGCGGTGTTACAGGTGCGACTGGAACAAGTGGAACAAGCGGTGCTCAAGGTGCACAAGGTGCGTCAGGTGTTTCTGGGTTTCAAGATATCGATTGGTTACATTTTACGCCTGACTGGGGTGTTACTTTGCCTTCTACAGGGAACGTATTTATCCTCACTGGAACAACAAGTTCTTATGGTGACGTTTCATATAACAGCAGTAATGGAAGAATTACTTTAGCTGCCAATAAAACTTATAACATACGTGCATCACTAGCACTTTCTAATGATGTAAACAATGCGGAAATAGATTATCAATGGATAAATGTGACAGCGGGTAATGTGACAGTAGGGAATGTTGGTGGGTTATTGGTAAATTCAAGCAATCCACCCGCTGCTTGGCAGCCAGTGGCCGAAGCTATTATAACAACCTCGGTTTCAACTACAGTTGCATTGAAATGTGTTTTTAGCAATTCCACCGGCGGGTTAAATTCAGGAATGTCGTATTTCATAGTTCAAGAAATAAACGGTTATTCCGGAACTAGTGGTACATCCGGAACAACAGGTACATCTGGTACTAGTGGTAGAAATGGAACATCTGGTGTACAAGGTGCTGATGGAACTTCAGGTACTTCACCATCTGGTGTTGTAAATTATTCACAGATACTTGGTGCATCAAGAACATTAAGTAGTACGGTAGATATAATTAGTGGTAGTATTAGTACAACTGGAAAACCTGTTCATATTTTAGTATCAGGAGACGCAAATCCATTAAACGCTGGTTCTTGGTGTATTTTACGTTTATATAGAGATTCTACAGCTATTGGACAGTCGGTACAAGCAGAATCCTCTGGAGCGAATGAAAACGTGCCATATTGTATTCAAGTTGTAGATAATCCAGCTGCTGGAACATACACTTACAAATTAAAAATTGATACTATTGCAGGAGGTTCATTCCAATTTGGAGAAGCAGCTGGTCCGGTATTAACAATGATAGAACTTACTGGTGCAGGTACAAGTGGGATAACAGGAACGAGTGGAACTTCAGGTGCTACTGGTACATCAGGTACATCAGGTGTTCAAGGTGCAAGTGGAACAAGTGGCATTTCCGGCACCTCCGGAACTTCAAATCCCGGTGCGGTAATAACAACTGGTTCTGAATATCAATCTACACCGACAATTTCGGTTACAAGTGCGACACCCGTTGATATTTTATCATTTACAATTCCTGTTGCAGGTGTGTTTGAAATAACATATTTTTTAAGAGCACAAGGAATTCCCGGATTTGCTGGAGAGTTCGCTTTAACAGATAATAGTAATAATATTTTAACTAATTCTGAAATTTTAGCTGCGTATGGACAAAATGCGGGTACCGGGACTGGAAAATATATTGTAAACATCAATGGCTCTACAACATACAAATTAAGAGCTTGGGCATCTGGCGGAACCTACTTTTCACAACATGACAATAACGGAAGAACTGGTGTTGTATGGAATAGTTTAAGTGGACAAGGCGTATCAGGAACGTCAGGAACGAGTGGAAGTAGTGGAAGTAGTGGTTCTAGCGGCACTTCTGGTGTTCAAGGTGCAACTGGTACAAGCGGTACATCAGGTGTAGGTTCTGCTGGTACAAGCGGATCATCAGGTACCAGCGGTTCTAGTGGAACACTAACATTAACTGGTACAACTGATAATGGTGTAATAACTCTAAATGGCACTGCACCAAATGCGACGGTAGAAAGTGATTTAATATTTTCTGCATCTACCTTACGTACACCATTCCTAACAGTTACTAACTCCTCTGGAGATGAAGGTGGTGAAATTCTTTTAACTAAACCAGCAACCAACACAACTTTAGTTGGTACAGGTATAATATTTGACTCATATCAAAACCAACTAAGATTTTTTGAACAAGGTGGTACTTCTAGAGGTGTTTATATTGATATTACAACATGTGCAGCAGGTGTAGGTACAAATTTATTGAGTGGTACGAGCTTTCCAACTTGGACAAGTGCTGGAGCAATTACACTTACTGCAACTACTACCAATCCTACAAAAGGTACACCGACATTTGACAATATTAGTTATCGTCAACTCGGCGCTAAAGAGTGGGAAATAGTTTTAACGTACATACAGACATCTGCTAGCGGTCTTTCTGGTAATGGCGATTATTTAATAACATTGCCTAACGGTCTTTCATTTGATACTACTTTACCTAGTCAACAAATATGGACAGGTAATATTCAAACAAGTACATGGGTACACACGCAGTATGTAATACCAAACGGTAACGGAATGATTACCAATTTATCCGTCGGTGGTAATCTGTTTCCTATGATTTACAGTAGCACAAGGTTTCGAGTACTAACGATAACTTACGGCAGTGGAATACAATGTTGGGGGAGTAATTTTTATAGTGTTGGTGGAGATAATCCTAGAGTACAATTATCATTCAGATTCACATCTACATAAATTTAGATATGATATTTATATTAACTCGGTTGAAACATTAGTTTAAAGATATTTATTGTATATGCAATTTGGACCATCTATCAGAAATAATTTTAGCGGTATATCTTCAATAATAGATGCCTCTAACGTAGGTAGTTATCCTGGCAGCGGTAGCACTTTTTATGATCTTATCAGTACTACTAACAGTACTTTGGTAGGATCTCCTACGTTTTATTCACCGTCTCCACTTGCAAATGGCGGTGATCATATTTATTTAAATGGTACAACTCAAAGTATTAACATGGGATCTACACCATCAAATGGATATAGTGTAACTATAAGTGTGTGGATTTATTTTGATTATTATAGAAATTTTGGTATATTTGGTAAAGGTACATTTAATCAACCGCTTAGTGGATTTTATTTTGACGTATCAACAAATACAGGAAACCAATTTAATAATAGACCTTATTTATTTTATCCCACTTCTACTACAGGTCAGGATGGCTTTTTTTGTGCTACTACCATACCAATTGGTACGTGGTGTAATTATACATTTTATAAGTCAAATGCGGTATATGCTATTTATTTAAATGGTGTGGTGGATGGTGAACGTGCTATGTCTTATAATGATAATATGACAGGCAATTTAACTATGGGACTCACTAAAACAAATGCTTTTGGACAGTGTAGAATTTCTCAGGTAGTAACATGGAATGTTGCTCTTTCAGCTTCACAAATACTTGCATATTATAACGCAACTAAATTTAGATATGGTCTTTAATATTTATTGATTATATTTATAAAATATATGTCTGCAACATCAGGTCCATTAAAAAATACAGGTGTATCTAATTCGGTATTATTATTAGATGCTGGAAATAGAAACAGTTATCCCGGCAGTGGAACAACTTGGACAGACTTGAGCGGCAATAGTAACAATGGCACATTAACTAGTGGTCCTACATTTAATCGTACAAACGGTGGTAGTATTGTGTTTGATGGCACGAATGATTATGTATCCGTGGCTAACGCATCTTCTCTTACAAATACATCCAGTCTTTCTGTTGAGAGCTGGGTATTAATGAATCCTTCAATGAACACTTCTTGCGCCATCGTAGGCAAGGGAACATCAGACGCGAATGAAGAATATTGTTTATTAATCAATCCATCAACTTCCAAGGTTTATTTTGACGTTGGCGGAACGAATGGACCATATGTAGACCATACTTTTACTTCTACATTCAATTCCAATACTTGGTATCATGTTGTAGCAACTCACGAAAGAATAGCTGGGTCATCTACATTAAAAATTTATGTTAATGGATCTCTGATACCAGGCTCTACTACAAATCCTACAAGTGCTGTTAATGATAATGCAACTAATGTAAGCATAGGATGTAGATTTGATGGCACAACGTCTCATTGGAATGGGAAAATATCGATGGTTGCAATATACACCAGAACGTTATCCGCATCTGAAATATTAAAAAACTACACCACTACACAATCAAAATATAACACATATGATCCATTGGGTGATTTAGTTACACATTATATTAGAGGAGTTGGTACTGTAGGTGATACCACTGTTCCAAATTTAGTATATGGTGGCACAACTTTGTCAGGTCAATCGGGAAGCATGATTATTTCAGATACACAATGGAAATGGGGAGGAGTTTCTATGAAACTTCCTGGTGGCGGGACGTTTAATATTGGATCATATTCTTTTACGGGCGATTTTACACTTGAGTTATGGTATTATGCAGTTTCAATGGCGTCGGATCTTAGATTTGTAGGCGGAGGTGGTTCAAATCAATGGGGTTGGGGTAGTCGTGTAGTTGGTTTCAGAAGAATTGGCTTAGTAAATGATGGGGTCGGGTGGTATGCAGAAGTATCATATTCGCCGATACTCAGTGCATGGACGCATTTAGCGGTATGTAGATCTGGTACTACAATCAGATACTTTCATAACGGAACATTGATAGGAAGTTCAACACTTTCAGGTACATTTAGTGGAACTACTCCGTATTTTCAAGATATTACTGGAAACAACGGTGGACAATATTATAACGATGTCAGATTTACAAGATATGCTAGATATACAGCAGCATTTACTGCTCCAACAAGTCAGTTTATGTTACCGTATTAAAGGATTATATTTATAACATATGTCAATACAAAGAGGACCAAAACTTTCAGCCGTAGCTAATTTAGTATTAGCATTGGATGCTGCAAACCCAAGTAGTTATCCAGGCAGTGGAACAACTTGGACAGATTTGAGCGGCAATAACAATCACGGAACACTAACTAACGGACCTACGTTTAGTAGTGCAAATGGTGGTAGTATTGTATTTGATGGGGTAGATGATTTTGTATCGTTTTCTTCAATAAATTTGGGAAACGAATTAACAGTTTCATGTTTTGTACGTCCACAAACAACATCGACAATTCAAACAATTTTTGGTAACAGTGCGGCTGGTACAAATATTAATGGAATTCGTTTGTTTTTTAATACATATTTATCTAATAGTAGAGTAATAGTAATTGAAGTAGGAAATGGTACGAGTGGTGATAATACTTCAACTTCTGCAAAAGTTATATATGACACATGGCAAAATATTACATTTGTTTTAAATAAAACTACAACGTCTTTAAAAATTTATTATAATGGAATACTTGAAGTACAAAAAAACTCAACAGTGAATAATTATAATACAAACGCAGCGTTTCGATTAGGAACTCTCATAGACGCTGCTCCTCAAAATTATATATTAAAAGGAAATGTTGCTTTATATAATGTTTATAATCGTGAATTATCTTCGGCTGAAATATTGCAAAATTATAATGGCACTAAATCCAGATTCGGATTATAATTATAAAAACATATGTCAATACAACGTGGCCCTTCAAAATCCGTAACAACTGGTTTGGTATTATATCTAGATGCTGCTAATCTAACTAGTTATCCTGGCAGTGGAACAACTTGGACAGATTTGAGCGGCAATAACAATCACGGAACACTAACTGACGGACCTACGTTTAGTAGTGCAAATGGTGGTAGTATTGTATTTGATGGTGTAAATGATTATGTTACTGTTGCAAATAATTCATCGTTAAATGCAACAACACAAACAATAAATATATGGTATAACGCAACAACTTTACCCGGCAGAATAGCAACTATTATTGGCAAACATGATACAACTGGTTCATTTAATGGATATAATGTATTTGCCGGTAATTCATGTCAAATAAAAGCTGCTTCTGGAGGTGGGTCTATATCAGTCGGCCTTGGCGGTGGAACCACATCAGTTTGGTATTTCTCAACACTTACATTTTCCATAAATGAAACTGCAACTTTTTATGTTAATGGCGTTAATACTAGTAGCGTTGCATGTGTTAATTTTACTATGAGTTCAAATCCGTTAACAATTGGTAGGTCACTCGATTCTTTTTGGTCAGTGTACACAGGCAGAATTGCTGTGGTACAAGTATATAATCGTGTTTTAACCGCAACCGAAGTATTGCAAAACTATAACGTTACTAAATCCAGATTCGGATTATAATTATAAAATATATGTCAGCAACATTAGGACCACCAACACTTAATAAAGTTTCAAATTTAGTATTTTATCTAGATGCTTCAAATCCAAGTAGTTATCCTGGCAGTGGAACAACTTGGATCGATGTAAGCAATAATAATAGAACGGGAACATTAACTAACGGACCCACTTTTAATGGAGCAAATGGCGGTAGTATCGTATTTAATGGGTCAACTCAGTATGTAGATGTAACAAATACCGCATCGACATTTGCTTTTGCAAATACAACGTTTACGGTTAGTGTTTGGTTTAAACAATCTACATTATCAAATGGTGCATTAGTTTCAAAAGATGGTGGAGTTGGTGGATGGTCAATGTGGGCACTAAGTGATGGAACTATTGTTTCATATATGAAAAATGGATCGTCAATTGATAATTACGATAGATTTACATCTGCTGTAATTGTAGCTAACACATGGATTAATATAACAGCGGTATTTACAACAAATACAACTGTTGCAGGTAATAATTCTGTTACTCATTATGTTAATGGTGTTGTAAATACTGGAACAATTGTTGTTGGATCAGGAGCATATGGCAACAATACATCTGTTAATTTATATTTGGGTAGACGAACCACAACTCCATATTTTAATGGCAATATAGCATCGGTGCAAATTTATAACATCGGATTAACTGCAACTGATGTTTTGACAAACTATAATTCAGTTAAACGAAGATTCGGTTTATAATTATAAAACATATGCAATTCGGTCCACCAAAAATTATAACAACCAACTTAACGTCATATTTAGATGCTGCAAACCCAAGTAGTTATCCAGGCAGTGGAACAACTTGGACTGATTTGAGTGGCAATAACAATAATTTCATATTAACTAATGGGCCAACGTATGATAATAGAAACGGCGGTAGTATATCTTTTGATGGCACTAATGATTATTTACTAATTAGTTCTTTGGTTTTGAATTATAATGCGAATTTTACAATACAATTTTGGTTTAATACAAATTCGTTGGGTGGGGCCAATGGTTATGGTCTTTTTTTTAACGGCACAACCAGTTCAAATACAAACAGAGTGCAAATATCAGGAAATTCCAATGGATCTATTGGTTTAAATACCGTTGGTACTAGTGTAGGAGATGACTTTACTAGTGCTGCTGGATTAGTTACTGTAGGAAATTGGTATAATTTTGCAGCAGTTCGTAATAGTGGAGTAATAACTGTTTATCTTAATGGAACATCAGTTGCATCTGGAAATGTAAATTATTCTGTATCTCAACAAAGCAATTTATATGTTGGATTTATAAGAAGTAGTGGCACACTTTGGTATTTAAATGGTAGAATGCCAATTATATTAATTTATAATAGATCATCAAGTGCAACTGAAATATTGCAAACTTACAATAGTAGTAAAGCTAGATTTGGTTTGTAATCAATTTATTACATTAAAACCGTTTTAAAATAAAAATCTGGTCTATATATTACAAAACATACTATAAAGTTATGCCAGAAAAAATAAAGTTCACAGACGACGAAATCAATGATATTCGGTTTTTACAAAATAAGTTTCAAGAAAAATTAATTAAATTTGGACAAATTCAATTGGAAACAATTGAGCTGGAAGATCGACTGTTGTTATTAAAAAATGAACAAAATCGACTCAAAACAGAATATCTTTCATTGCAAAAGACAGAACAAGAGTTAATGGACAAATTAACCAATAAATACGGCGAGGGTTCATTAAATCTTAAAGAAGGAAATTTCACTCCAGCTGCTTAATTCTAAACAATAAGTAATCTTAGATTTTATTTTATTTATTGACACTCGGTTTATATTTATATACCAATCGTGTATTAATAGATTATGCCAACATATGATCCATCACCCAACGCAATTGTACTAAAACAATTTCGTACTGGCTCCAATAACTACTTTGAAGAAACATACATTTCAGGCTCGTCCGTTCTGTTTCATACAGATACCACAGGAAGTGTAACCGGCTCCAGATTCACTCTGGAAGCAGATACCGGAAATGCTTACAAATACGTCGTATACCAAGATAACGCATTCAAAGTCACCTCAATCGGTGGCGGAGCAGGTACAGCAGGTACTTCAGGAGCACAAGGAGCACAAGGAGCAAGTGGTTCAGGTACTTCAGGCACTTCAGGAGCAACCGGTACAAGCGGCACTTCAGGAGCACAAGGAGATTCCGGCACAAGCGGTACTTCCGGCGCACAAGGCGCAACCGGTACAAGCGGCACTTCAGGAGCACAAGGAGATTCCGGCACAAGCGGTACTTCCGGCGCACAAGGCGCAACCGGTACAAGCGGTACTTCCGGTGTTCAAGGTGCAACTGGTACAAGCGGTACTTCCGGTGTTCAAGGTGCAACCGGTACAAGTGGTACATCCGGTGTTCAAGGCGCAACCGGTACAAGTGGTACATCCGGTGTTCAAGGTGCAACCGGTACAAGTGGTACATCCGGTGTTCAAGGCGCAACTGGTACAAGTGGTACATCCGGTGTTCAAGGCGCAACCGGTACAAGTGGTACATCCGGTGTTCAAGGCGCAACCGGTACAAGTGGTACGTCAGGTGTAGGTTCGGCTGGTACAAGTGGTACGTCAGGTGTAGGTTCGGCTGGTACAAGTGGTACGTCAGGTGTAGGTTCCGATGGTACAAGTGGTACGTCAGGTGCACAAGGCGCTGCAGGAACATCAGGTGTAAGTGGAACCGGGGGCGCGGTTATGGTTTACAGAACACTTACAACTGGTAGTGCAAATATTGTAATTACTGGAGTAGGATCACAAACTGATATTGATAATACAAGTATTACATTTACCAGCGGTAATACATTAACTATTAGTAGTGTAGGATCTTTGAGATTAAATGCATGTTCTGTTAATTATGCTGCAGGTGTTAATAGTACTGCAACATTTAATTTCGTATATCCGGAACTAAACGGTCAAACAACTTTAGCTAATACACAAATGCCGGTTTTAGCATATTATAACAACGCAGTTCCATCTGTTATTCAAGCGAATACACAATGGAATGTGTCAAACGCATCCGGCATAGTAACTGTACAACGAACTGGTTTAACAGGAAATCCGTCAGCCGCATGGAAAATAATTTTTTAATATATAACACAATATGAGCCATTTATCATTAGTCGGAAGAACAATTTTAAATAACGCTACTCAAAACGGATCGGATTGGGATATTCAATTCGATTTTTCAGATTTATTGGGTCGATTTTTTGCAACAGATGTTATTGTAAATGATTTTTATTATTTTGACGCATCGTCGTATGATGTTCCAACGGGGACAGTACGTTACAAAATAAAAAGCATCGATTCAGTGGTTGGATCCACGATTACATGTACAGTGACATATGATGACGAACATCCTGTAGAACCAGATCTTTCATTTTTAGTTAGTACAAAAGGTGTGGTGTGTAGTCCAACTCTCAGTGGAGCTGGTCTTACTGCGCATTTTGCCGGACAAGACATGGGTTCGGATTTGTTGACATTCGATATATTAAATAAGAACTGGGAAGAAGTTTCTGTCGGAGGAACAAGTGGTACTTCTGGTGCACAAGGTTCAAGTGGCACGTCAGGCGCATCAGGCACAAGTGGTGGTTCAGGTACATCAGGCACAAGTGGCGAATCAGGTACATCAGGCACAAGTGGCGAATCAGGTACATCAGGCACAAGTGGCGAATCTGGTACATCCGGTACTTCAGGCGAATCTGGTACATCAGGCACAAGTGGCGAATCAGGTACATCAGGCACAAGTGGCGAATCAGGTACTTCAGGTGAGTCTGGTACATCAGGCACAAGTGGCGAATCAGGTACTTCAGGTGAATCCGGTACATCAGGTACTTCAGGTGAATCCGGTACATCAGGTACTTCAGGTGAATCCGGTACATCAGGTACTTCAGGTGAATCCGGTACATCAGGTACTTCAGGCGAATCTGGTACATCAGGTACTTCAGGTGAATCCGGTACATCAGGCACAAGTGGCGAATCAGGTACTTCAGGTGAATCCGGTACATCAGGTACTTCAGGCGAATCTGGTACATCCGGTACTTCAGGTGAATCTGGTACATCAGGTACTTCAGGCGAATCTGGTACATCCGGTACTTCAGGTGAATCTGGTACATCCGGTACTTCAGGTGAATCTGGTACATCAGGCACAAGTGGCGAATCAGGTACTTCAGGTGAATCCGGTACATCAGGTACTTCAGGCGAATCTGGTACATCCGGTACTTCAGGTGAATCTGGTACATCAGGTACTTCAGGCGAATCTGGTACATCCGGTACTTCAGGTGAATCTGGTACATCCGGTACTTCAGGTGAATCTGGTACATCAGGCACAAGTGGCGAATCAGGTACTTCAGGTGAATCCGGTACATCAGGTACTTCAGGCGAATCTGGTACATCCGGTACTTCAGGCGAATCTGGTACATCCGGTACTTCAGGTGAATCTGGTACATCAGGTACTTCAGGTGAATCTGGTACATCAGGTACTTCAGGTGAATCTGGTACATCAGGTACTTCAGGTGAATCCGGTACATCAGGCACAAGTGGCGAATCAGGTACTTCAGGTG